GCCTGTTCTTTTTTATCAACACTGGCAAATGCTTCTTTGACATTTGGTAAATTAAGTATGTCTTCTAATTTTTTTGTCATTTGTTTTATTTACGTGTACCTTGATGGAATAATTGTTCTTCTGAAACAATTCTAAATGTTATTTTACGTTGTCGAGCATAGGCGTTGGCCGCTTCCCATTTGGCATGATTGATCACTACCTGTGTTTTACGACCCATACTTTTACCGGCTCTTTCCATAGTGGTCTGATTCATGGGTTTTACTTCGATCATTTCCGCGTGTTTTTTGCCATTTTTATCTATATAAACTATAAAGAAATCTGGAACATAAATCGTATATTTTCCTGTTATAGGATGTCTATAAGGAATTTTTATTGCCTCCGATGCCCATTGATACACATTAGGGTGTTCATCGCATAATCTCATAAAAGAGTGTTCCCAACTTGATCTATATGTTGGTGTTTTTGTTCCAACATATTTGTTGGGATTCTTTAATATAAATTTTCCTCTTGCGAATTTTGGTAAAGACATTATGCAACTATATTTCTTGCAACTACATCTCTAGAAACTTTTGTATTTCTTACTCCAACGCTACTAGATTTGTATCTGTTGGTGTTTAATATTCTTGAAACAACATCGCTTAATGTCAAATCAGATGAATTATTTAACACATCTAATATTTCCATTACCGGTACAGAATCAATTTTGGCTTGTTGTAAAATTACATAGGCAAGGTCCTCTGCGGATTTTCTAGAAAAATTTCTTTTTACAAAAAAACCAACAGTAGCATCGTAATCGTTTACATTAAATTCAAAATTTTCAGCATATTGATTATCTTTTAACTCGTTCATAGATTTTTCTAAACTATCTTTTTCTTTTTGAGGTAGATTTGTATATACAGATGACATTATAAATTCACTTTCTCTGCCGACACAGTTATATCGTTTGTTTGCCTATTTATTTGTATGTATCCTTCAGTGACCAGTCTCGTTATATCGTTGATTGCTCTATTTCTCCATACATTTTTTTGTGCATCTGATAACCCATTATAGATCACATCACTCTGAGCAATTGTTAAATTTTGAGCAGATCCTATTTTTTGATAATAGATAAAGGATGCAACCTTATCCTGTGCCTGCGTGTTGTTTTGTAATAGATTAAATGATTCCGTTGAACTCAGATAATTTGTTGTATCAATAACAGGGTTTGAAATAACTGTTTGAACACTATTTTTTGATGTAGTAGATGTATTACCTTTTGCCAAAGCAACAGTACCGATAGCCGCCACCGCCGCTGTTCCTACACTGAAGTTTCCGATCGGATTGTTAATTGTTCCGGCAGTTTTTGCAACGTCCTGCACAGTTTCTTTTACTATTCCTTTGAGTTCTTCTTTGACAGCGTCTTTGGCTTTTATTTTTTTAGCATTTTGATATGTGTTATTTGCTTTTATAATGGCTCCTAACACGTCACCATTTTGAACACTATCAAGAACTCCACCAATTCCGTCGACTATTCCGCCTTCGCCGAATATAGAAGTTGTGCCTCCTCCCAACACACTTAAAGGAGATGGCTCAAGGTCGTAATATAAATCAGCAAACCCAGTGGCCATGTTCGGCGATTTAACTGTACCTGCACCATACAAAACAGTTTCGTAAAACACTTGCATAGAGTTTGCCATTATTCCGCCACCGTCTGCATTGTCTAGATCATCATGACTGAAAGATCCTATAACAGGATTTACTAATAAAAATGAAGTAAATCTTTTTTGATGCATGGCAAAAATTTGTATGCTTCTCAACAAAGGTTTTCCTCTCTGCTGAGCATTATCCATGCCGTACTGTGTTGCCACTCTGTTTGTGTTGTAAAAATCGTCTTTGGTATATGTGTATTGTCCCGCAACCGGTATTGTTTGAGAATCTGCTATGTTATACTCGTAGTATCTTTTCCAAAAAGCATTAACAGTATCGGCATTGTCGTCGTGAAAATTTATAGTGACCGGTCTGTAAACAATTCTAGTACCCACATAAACTTTTTTGTTATATTGAATTTTTTCTTCTAGGTTCATATCATATTTTGGCAATTCACAGGTCTTAACTAGCATATTGAGAGCAAACTTTTCATCCTGTGAAAATTGTCGGCCCCCGACAGTAGTATTGTCTATATCAAAAACAACATGAAATAAAAATTTTTGTTTTGGTGCTAATTTAAAGTTATTATCAAGATATAATCTTGTTGCGTGGCGATAGTCTTTCATTCCTGGAAGACCATTTGAGAATCCTTCTAAAAAATTATTAATACTAGGCATACTTGTATATTTATGGTCATAAAAAAAGCGCCGTTAAAGGCGCTTTCTTTACTTTATAATTGCGAAAATTGTTAACTATTATCTTCCACCACCGGTTGTTAATGTACCGATAGTTCTTGTTAATGCTGTTCCGATTCCAGTACCTTGTGGTGTTTGTACTGCATTGTCGTATCTAATTGATAGTGTAATAGTTGCCGGTTCTGAAGTATTATAAGCCAAACTATTATAGTTTACTGATTCAACAAATGAACCATATAACTCAAATGTTTCTAATATACCCGGTGTTGATGCTCCATTACCACCATCTAACATTTCAATTCTAGTTGTGAATTTGTAATCAATTCCTGAAGCGGCAGAAGCCTGTTCAAAGAAATCAAATTGTTTCTGAATTTGTTCACCTACTAGTTTAGACACTGAGTTATTAACGTCATCTCTCATTGTAAGAGTGATTGGTTCCCAAGTGTGTTTACCAGCAATGTATACTTTTGAGTTATATACATCAAGTGTTGTGTTTTCAAATGTTAAATTTGGTCTTGTAACATCCATTACTTGTTTAGTAATTTCTGATCTAGGTGTAGAAACTCCAAAGTTTTCGAGAATTACTCTAAATCTATATTGAAGTTTCGGCATCAACAAACCTTGAGTTGACGAACTCTGGTCGTTTGCTAATGGTACTGTAAATTTTGAAAGTGTTGAAATTGCCATATTGCTCCTTTATTTACCGAGGATTAGTTACCTAGGTTTGCTATCTCCCCTGTGTTTTTGATTCTTAAAGGTATGTAAATAAATTCAACCGATTTAACTGGTTCAATTGCAATATCCACATACAATTCATTTCTATCAATTCTAGTTGCTGTGTTGTTAGTCTCGTCACAAACTACTAAGAAATCGTATAGTGCTCTTTGTCCAAGTAATTCTAATAAGAAAGACTCGATCGATCCTTTAATCTCATTTCTAGTCAATTCATCATTTGGTTCAAAAATGAAAGGTTTGGCAAGTTTATCAAGTTGTGATCTTAGATAAACTGTTAATCTAGAAACGTTAATTCTATCTAAAGCAGACGAACTAGATGTTTTAGTTAAGTTACCAAAGTTTACTATTCCTGTTCCTGAAAAGAATGTAATTGGATTAATTTTTGCAGTAAACATTGAATCTCTAACAGATTCTGTCAACGAGATTGTTTCAAATTCTCCCGATGCTGAGTTAATGTATCCTACCGCTGTTGCATTGTCGATGATACCACGTCTTGTACCTGCTGGTGCAAACCATGGAAACGCAACATTATCATTATTTGCCAATGTTCTCAAAATCATATGAGATGGTGGTACAACGATTGATGATCCATTGTTAGATGTAGTTCTTCCTGAAGGATAAAATACTCCTAAATAATCCGAACTTGATACAAGACCATCTTCACCGTTATCTGATGCTACTGCTGTGTTGTTAGCCCAATTTGAAATAGCAGTTGATGTTCCTGCTAATCTCATCGGAGTATCACCTACGATAAATGCTGTATTATTTCTGTCAGTATTTAGATTAATCATTTCTGAAATAACTTCAGGATATCCCGGACAAGCAATAACATTGAATCCTCTTTGATCTTCTCTGATTGCTTGGTTAGTGTTAATCTCTGATTTTATTTGTTCAGTAATTACTTTTCTAACTGCTTTTCTTCCAAATGTTCCAGAACCGTTGGCACTGTTAGTCGATTTAGTAACCCATCTGTCTTTGAAATAACCAGAAACTGATTCGTTGCTGTTATATCTGATGTTACCTTTACCTGAAGATCCTGATCCAGGATATTTTGCAGTTGTAATATGATTGTTTTTGTATTCTTTAACATTGTATCCAGATCTTCTTGTGTTAAACAATAAGATACCTTGAGGATATAATGATGGATTTGGTGCATCTGGATCTAAGAAGTTATCACTTAAAAGATCTTTGATCGAACTATCAGATGGTGCACCACCTGTTGATGATGAGTCTGATTTAGTTGCCGCTGTGTTTGATCTGGCATCAGCAAACACTATACCATCACCAGTAGTTTGATCTGAGTTATCAATTAATACAAAAGCATTTCCGTCTGCTGTTGATTCATATCTATAAATTCTTGGATA